ATGTATAGTAATTTACAATATGGCTACTATTGGCGTATTTAAAGCGATTATAGAATATTAAAAAACAAAATCGTCAAAAACTTTTGTTAAAAATATTAGCGACATTCTCCGCCGCTTTCATTCTCATATCGTCCGTGTAATGTACATATACTTTAATTACAGTGTTTACGTTATCGCCTAACAAGCTCGCTACGGTTTTAATATCTACTCCGTTAGCAAGTAGTTTTGTTGCGTATGTGTGCCGTAAATCATGGAACGTCTTATCAGGCATAAGCTTCTTTAAAATACGAGGGACGTACTTACTGTTTTTCTTCGGGAACAATAAGCGATCCGATTGAGTTGCTTTATATTCCCTAAGAATCTCACATAGTACAGGCGGTATGGGAATGGTTCTATAACTATTGACGGTTTTAGGTGCTGTCACTCCGAATTTCTTCGAATCAACAATAGTAACCTGTTTATTAATTGTAATGGTTTTTCCGTCAAGGTCAATATCTTCCCATGTAAGTCCTAGAATTTCACCGATACGACACCCGGCATAATAAGCGATGGAAATCATAACACGGGCGTACCCGTCTATGTTAGAGAAAATAAACTTCATTTCTTCGTCGGTAAACGTAGAAACCTTTTTGACGCTTTCTTTTCGTCTGGGTACCGAGTTAAACGGGTTTTCTCTGATAAGCTTATAAGGGCGAATGGCGTAATTGGCAATCGCCTTTAATATCCTCAAATACAAATTCATTGTACTGGGGGCAATATGAATCTCGTTAAATGCCCTTATTACAAGATTATGATTGATATTGCGAAGTTCTGTATTAGTAAGCAAAGGAAACGATTTTAAAGCTACTCTATACATAGCTTTTGTGCTGTAGGTAAGATTAACTTTTTCGCGTAAAAAGACTTCCGCAAACTCGCCGAGGGTTATATCTCTCATATTCTCGTCAATTGGCGTTATTTGCGTTTTTAAGGCTTCTATTATCTGTTGTCCGTACTCTTTTGCTTCTCTTTGTGTTCTGAAACCCTGTTTTGATTTTTGCCGCCATTTTCGCCCATCTTTATAACTGACAATGACTTGATATGCGTTATCCTTTTTACGCGTCGTTATATTACTTTGCATTGTCTTCAATCCGTTCCGTAAACTTCTTTAGTTCATGATTTGTTATAAGCTTAATCGGAATATATCCGACCCAAAGCCCAACGCCTGCAATGAAAAAACCAGTTTTCCCGCCGTCTTTGACGAATGCAGAAACAAAAAAACCAATGATAAATGCCGCCAAATATAACGGTAAAATAGACCCGCTATAAAAATCTTTAAATTCTTTTAACATATAATCACCTCACACGACTTGGCAATAAAATTCAATCCCTTCAGCTTCCGGGATAATATCACTTCGGCGGATCATTTCTTCTATCATATTCGCTTGAATTTCTTTATTAAAATCGTTGCTTACTATGTGGCTCAACTCGTGAACCACTTCTTTTTTTGCCTGTTCTCGTGATAACGACTTACTTATAATTATCGAATAACTGCCGTCCTCGTTTTCTATTACAGAGGCTTTAGCGTAGGGAATAGAAGCAAATATTATATTAATTGTCATTATATTCTTCCTTAGATTTTAGGTATTTAATAAAGTTATATGCTTCTTGCATTTGCTCTTTTGTTAAATCTCTACTCGCACTAAATAAAACACGCAAGTCCTTATTTGTCCTTAATTCTTCGGCGTATTGTGCTGTTTGAGGGTTAATATAATAGCCGTCGTTTTCATCGCATGTAGAGGTTTCTTTTTTAGGTTCGTCCCAACCCATTAAATAAACCGGCGATACATTATAAGCGGCGGCAAGCTTCTCCAACTTATCAGCCGGTACGGCAATATCAGCTTTTTCGTATCTTGAAATAGTAGCATTGCTTACGCCGATTAATTTCCCGGCTTCTTCCATTGTTAAATTTGCTGCCAACCTAGCTTCTTTAAGCCGTCTTGCTAGTCCTTGTTTTTCCTCAGTAATATCTTGTCCCCAACGGTTCTTTGCTGACATATTTATTACTCCTTTATAACAACCCGACGATAATTTAATGACAATATAGCCTATTTCTGCCTGACCGTCAATAATTTTTACACTAAATTAAAAAAATCTGCCTAAAAGGTATTTACATTGTAACAAAACCGTGATACAATGAACTTGCCTTTAAGGCAGAAAGGAGAAAACAATGAAGATACAAGCGGATAGAATCCGCGGGGAAATTGTTGCCCGTGGATTTAAACAAAAAGACCTTGCAAAGGCACTTGGCATAACGGCTCATGCGTTCCAATATCGTTTAAAAACTGGGCGTTTTAATTCTGACCAGTTGTATACGATTGCCAAAATGCTCAAGTTGGAAAACCCTTGGCAAATTTTTTTTGCCGATGATATTACCTAAAAGGCAGAAAGGAGAAAAACACATGAAAGAAAGAAGCATTGCGTTCGGTTGGGCTGGGTTTCCCGCTGAACACGCCCAATCATTGAGAAGGAAGATTGCCGCGGCATGGGTAAGACGGCACAAGGCAACAACAACGCCTAAATTAATACGGCACCTTGTTAGGGAGTGCCGCATTGCAGACGCTGAAGCGACGAAAGAAGCGGCAGTATGAACGCCGTAATGACGGCGAAAGAAGTAGCCGACTTTTTCCAAATTTCCGTTAACGCAGTTTACGCAATGCGGAATGAAGGAAAGCTTCACGCCTTAGAAGTGCCGGGGCTGAGGTTCTCACGCGAAGAGGTTGAAGCGTTCGCAACGCTTAGGGCTGAATATTCGGCTACAGAGTGCCGAAGGCTTAAAGCTGAATGCGAACGGCTACAAGACGAAAACGAATGGCTTAGAAGTCAAATCAGGAAGATTACAAGCGATTTGCTTGTAATTAGCAACGAAATTTAGAGAGGAGATGACAACATGAGAGGACTCACACAACCGCCCGCATGGGTCAACAGCCGACACGGTCGGACGAAAGGGAAGGCGATCCGTTTCGCGGAAGAAAGTGAGGTAAGCGAATGGAAAGAAACAGCGGCTTTATGGCTGTATATTGGCGGCATGCTTATCTTCGCCGCAACTGTATAAAAGAAAAGAGCCGTGACGGCGGCAACCATCACGACTCAGGGTTAAAAGGTACAAGGAGATTATAACATGACGGACAACGAAAAAGAAATATTAAAGCGATTGGAAAACATAAAGAGAATCACGACCAAACTTAGCCGCAATAGACTTAGTACAAGAGATTTGACAGAAACATGGAAATGGATTATTTGCGACCTTGGCAACGACCTTATCAATATCAAAGTAGAAGCCGACGTTATCGGATTTTTAATTGAAGGAGAGGAAAAATAATGGCTACTTTATACAACATCAATCAGGAATTACTTAACTGCATTACGGTAGAGGACGGTACGACGGTTAACGCCGAAACTGGCGAGGTTATCGACGTAGCCGCATTAGAAGCTTTGGAACTTGAACGGAGCGAAAAAATCCGCAACATTGCCCTTTGGATTAAGAATTTAAAATCAGACGTAAATGCCTTGGACGCGGAAGAAAAAGCCTTTAAAGCAAGAAAGGACGCGGCAAAACGGAAGTCTGAACAATTGAGTAAATACCTTGCCGACGTACTGAACGGCGAAAAAGTTACCGGCACGGACTTCGCTATCTCGTGGCGTAAATCAACAGCCGTCAATGTCTTGGACGAAAAGGCAATCCCGCCGACATTCCTCGTACCTCAACCGCCGAAGGTTGATAAGACGGGGATAAGCAAGGCATTGAAGAACGGGGAAACGGTGACGGGTGCGGAACTCGTTGAACGGCAGAACATGAGCATTAAATAGAGGTGATACCGATGAAAGAAATACCGTTATTGACGAAGGAAGATATAGAATGCCGTATTCAGTCCGTCAACGATAAAGGAGCGGTTTTATTACTGTACAAGACGGCACGTGCGGACATGAGAATACTTGATGAAGTGTTCGGAGCAATGAACTGGCAACGACACCATGAAGTTGTAAACGGCAATTTGTTCTGCACAATCTCGATTTACGACGCTGACAAAGGGCAATGGGTCAGCAAGCAAGATTGCGGAGTGCCGTCGAATACTCAAGGTGAGAAAGGGGAAGCGTCCGACGCATTTAAGCGTGCTGGCTTCTCTTGGGGGATTGGTAGAGAACTCTATGATTCGCCGTTCATATGGATAGCCGGAAAGGTTGGGAAATACGACCGCTTCCATGTAACTGATATCCAGTACGACAGGGAGAAGCGAGAGTTTACGCGGCTCACGATTTGCGATGACAAAGGCAAAGAACGTTATCGTCTTGGAACGAAAACGGATCACCCGCAGAAGTCAACCGATGACCGCCGACAGAAAGGCATTGCGGCAATCATTGAACTGGTGAAGAAGCACAACGCCGCTGAAGCCTTCGCCGACTTCTTGAAACAAACGACAAAAAAGGACGATTTAAACGCCTTGACTATTGCCGAATTACAAAGCGTATACAAAGGGTTTAAAGCGTGGCTTGAAGGCGGCAAATAATGAAGTTTACGGCTAAAGGGATTCAAGTAATTAAGTCTTTCGGAGTAGGGTTATTTATTCCTTCTCCGAAGGACAACGAGTTAAGCAAGATTCTACCGACGGAAGAATATACGGTTGAAATAAAGAAAGTATGCAAAAAGCGGAGTTTGAACGCTAACGCTTTTTGTTGGGTCTTGTGTCAGCGAATCGCGGAGCATTTAAGCCGCGACGGGCAGTATTCAAGCCGTGAGGATGTGTACCGCAAAGCAATAAAGGACTGCGGACACTTCACTCCGATACCCGTAAAGGTGGAAGCGGTTGAGCGATTCAAGACGATATGGGCGGCTCATGGTATTGGGTGGTTGACCGAAGACCTTGGAGAAGCGAGGAAGTCGAAAGGGTACAGAGTATTGGCAGCTTATCACGGGTCAAGTACTTACGACACCGCCGAGATGACAAGGCTAATTGACTGCTTGGCTGATGAGTGCAGCCAACTAGGCATACACCTTGAACCGCCTGAATACGTAAATAGCTTACTTAACGACTGGGGGCATACCGATGATAGTCAATCAGTACGGAACGTATAAGGAACACGGACACCGACATACACGACTGTATAACATTTGGAGCGGACTCAAAGCCCGTTGTAACCGCCGTAACAACCCTGACTACAAGTTATACGGAGCAAGGGGCATAAAGGTATGCGACGAATGGAACGACTTCATAGCCTTCTACGCTTGGGCGATTGCGAACGGATACGGCGAAACGCTCACAATCGACCGTATCGACACAGACGGCGATTACACGCCGAGTAATTGCCGGTGGGTCAACTGGAAGACTCAGGCGAACAACAAACGGAACAATCACATGATTACATTCCGCGGAAAACGGGCAACCCTTCAACAGTGGGCGGATACGGTAGGGATTAAGGCGAATACTCTACTTTACAGACTTCGCCGAGGTTGGAGCGTGGAAAGGGCGTTAACGACATGAACAAGAACACAAAGCAAGACCGCGAATTGTTCCGAAGAACGAAGCGGCAAGCGATTGAGCGAGACGGGAATTGCTGTGTAATCTGCGGCAAATACGGGTGTGACGTTCATCATATCGTATTCCGCAGCCAAGGCGGTAAGAGTACTCTTGATAATCTCGTTTGCCTTTGCCGTGAGTGCCACAACACGAAGGCACACGGAGCGAAAGCGAAGGAATACAGGGAATTTTTTCAGTCGTATATCGACAGATTAAAAGGGGGTGAGTCTACTGAGTGACAACAAGAAATATTACTACATACGGCTCAAAGACAGCTTTTTTGATTCCGATGAAATGAAAGTAATGGAATCGATGAAAGACGGGTACTTGTACGGCAATATCTTACTCAAGCTGTACTTACGGTCGCTAAAAAATAACGGGTGCTTAATGCTCAACGAACGCATTCCGTATAACGCTGAAATGCTTGCAACGATTACCGGTCATCAGGTTGGAACGGTTAAACAGGCATTGACGGTTTTTAAGGACTTAGGGTTAATCGAAGTTCTCGACAACGGGGCAATATATATGCTCGATATTCAAAACTTTATCGGTAACGGTAGTAGCGACGGAGACAGTAAGAGAGCCAATCGAAGAGGTATCACAGACAAATGTCCGACAAATGTCCGACATTTGTCCACCATAGTTAGAGATAGAGATATAGATAGAGTTAGAGAAAAAGATAGAGATAAAGACAGAAATAAAGATAGAGACAAAGAAAGAGATAGAGATACGGAAAACATTATATCCTTTCTCAACTCAACCACTGGTAGTAAGTATAAGGCTTCAACAGACAAGACCCGTAGACTAATAGCCGCACGGATTGCAGAAGGCTTTACGGTTGATGACTTTAAAACCGTTATCACCAAGAAGGCTAAAGAGTGGCAAGGAACGGATATGGCTCAGTACCTTCGACCGGAAACCCTATTTGGTACGAAGTTCGAAGGTTATTTGAATCAACCCGAAGTACGGAACAATAGGCGATCACCTTTAAGCCGAGCCGAGCAAGAACGGCAAGAAGGGATAGAAGTAGTCAACAGGCTTATGAGGGAATACGAAGAAGAAGGGAGAGCAAATGAACAAGCAAGAGATATTGAAAGCGGTAGCACCGTTACAGCTGGCTTTTAAAGGCAATCTTGATGACGCACGCATGAGGCTATACGTCGAAATGCTTAGCGATATACCGCCGCAGATTCTTGAAACGGCAGTAAAGAAGTTAATCATGACGAATAAGTTTTTACCGTCGATAGCCGAAATACGGGAAACGGCATACGGCATTAAAGGCACAATAAGCGGTACAGCTGCCCCTGAT